GTAGTCTTCAAGAATTATTGGATACAGGTAAAGCAATTAAAGCTGCAGGTAATCCTTATAAGTTTATTACTGTTGATACTGTAACTGCTTTAGAAGATATGATTATGCCGTTGGCAGTCAAACTTTATAGAGCAACAGCAATGGGTAAGAACTTTGATGGTGATAATGTAACTACATTACCTAATGGTGCCGGTTATTTATATATCCGTCAAGCATTCTTCCAAGTTTTAGATTTTATTGATACATTAGCACCCACAATTATTTTATCTGGTCATATTAAAGACAAACAGGTAGATGATAAAGGTGAACTTGTAATGTCTGCAAATATAGATTTGACAGGTAAAATCAAGTCTTTAATCTGTGCTAATGCAGATGCAATTGGTTACATGTACCGTAAAGGAAATAAGACTATTCTTAGTTTTAAAACTAATGAAGAAGTTACTTGTGGTGCCAGACCAGAACACTTACGTAATGAAGAAATAGTAGTTACAGAAATGATTGATGGGGAATTAAAAACCTCATGGGAAAAAGTATTCATTTAATAATTAATAATAACAAAAAGTATGGGTTTAAGTACAGAAGATCTTGGTACCGGTGGTTCCGGAATGCCAAAAACAATTGCACCAGGTAATCATGTTTTGAAAATTAACAATGTTGACTTGGAAGAATTTAAATTTATCTCAGGTGCATATCATTTGATATTGCATGTTGAGACAGAGCCAATTGATGGATTTGAAGGTTTTGCACTGGATAAAGATAATCCTGATAAAGGTCATTATGCTGGTCAGATTGGTAGACTTAAAGCAAGTCAGTATGCATTTGCAGATGGTGAAACAAAGTCTGGTATCAAGATTCAAAGAGATAGATCAATTCTGATTTTTCTACAAAATCTTTGTAAAACTTTAGGTATTAATGAATGGATGCAAGCACAGCATAACAAACATGATACTATTGAAGACTTTGTAGAAGCATTTAACAAAACTGCTCCTATTAAAGATAAGTATCTTGAATTCTGTGTTGCTGGTAAAGAATATGTTGGCAAAACAGGATATACTAATTATGACATGTGGTTACCAAAAGCAGAAAATGGTAAGTATGCATTTGGTGAAGTTGAAGAAGGTAAAGTAATTAGATATGATGAATCTAAACATCTTAAAAAACTTGATAATAAGGAAGTTTCAAGTTTTGGAGATGATGATGATTTAACTATGCCACCAAAACCATCTACAGATTTCTCTTTAGACTAAAATAGTCAGGGGGAGTCTGTTGGTTCCCCCTAATTTTTAAACTTTAGAGTATGATTTCAACAAGAGCAATAATTTCTGATTTAAATGATGTACCAAGAGAGTGGGTTTTTGAGTACTATTTAAAACTTACTGAAAGATTGTGTGGTCAAAGTCTTAAAATCAAATCTGCATTTAATACTAATGACAAAGTTCCTTCTATGTGTATTTATACAGATAGTAGAGGTAACTATAAGTTCAAAGATTTTTCTTCAGGTTTTGGTGGTGATGGATTAAACCTTGTAATGCATTTGTATAATTTAGAGAGTAGAGGTAAAGCATCTTTCAGAATAATGGAAGATTATAATACTTATATTTCTAATAATACATATGTAGCTTTAACTTATAAACCTCATAGTAAATATATTGTAGATGATTATGAAATGAGACACTGGAATACATTGGATCAACAATATTGGAAAAGTTTTAAACTTGGGTCTTCTATTTTAGAAAGCCATAATGTATTTCCTCTTTCATTTTATAGTATGATTAAAGAAGATGAAGGTGTTATACTTGATTCTATAAACATTGCTGGTAATTTTATCTATGGTTATTTTAGAGAAGATGGTACTTTGTATAAAATTTATACTCCAAAGAATAAGGATAACAAGTTCATTAAAGTAAAAGACTATATACAAGGTAGTGATCAGCTTGAGTATAAATCTAAGTATCTGATTATTACTTCTTCACTAAAGGACTTAATGTGTTTTAAGAAACTTGGGATCTCTGGTATTGAAACTATTGCTCCCGATAGTGAGAACAGTGTTATACCGGAAAACTTTATGAAACCTCTTCTATCTAAGTATCAAAAAGTAATTGTACTATTTGATAATGATGAACCAGGTATAAAGTCAGCTCAAAAGTATCAAAGCAAATATGGTTTTGACTATATTAATCTTACTATGTCTAAAGATCTATCTGATTCAGTAAAAGACTATGGTATTGATGCTGTAAGAGATAAATTATTTCCATTATTAAAACAGGCATTATGAGTTGGATATATCAAGGAAAGGAGTTTGAAGAAGGTGATATACCTCAAGGAGGTATAGGGTTCATCTATATCATGACTGCTATCATAGATGGTAAGTCTGTTGCATACATTGGTAAGAAGAATTTCTTTGCCAATATTAAAAGACCTCTGGGTAAAAAAGCTCTGGCAATGTCTACGGACAAGAGACTTAAGAAGTACAAAAGAGAACTAAGACCTGACTTTATGAGATATTACAGTAGTAATAAGATTCTTAAAGATGCTCACAAAGCTGGTGTAGTTATTAAAAGAGAGATTCTCCGGATATGTCATTCTCAGATGGAGCTAACATATCAAGAAACAAAGCATCAGTTTATCTATGAGGTGCTTGAGAAAGAAGAATTCCTAAATGGAAACATATTAGGTAGGTTTTATAAATTCAAATAATTATGACAGAAGTAGAAATGACAAGCTTCCTTATTAGGTTGGCTGATCTTGGTATTACAGGTATTAAAGTAAGATATGATGGTGGAGGAGACTCCGGCTCTATTGAATGGATGGGTTTTACAAAAGAACAATGTGAAAGTCCAGAAGATGTAAATGATAATATTGATGATTGGGAAAATGATGCTTATCTAGCTAAAGTAGTAGAAAGTGATGACTATAGACTAGTTGAAGACTTTGCATACAAAATCCTTAATGATATAGAAGATTGGTGGAATAATGAAGGTGGTTTTGGAAGCTTTTGTTTTTTAGTTCCTTCAGGAAAATATATTATTAATAATTCAGTAAGAATTACAACTACTGAAGATTATTTTCATGACGGAGATTTATTTACTAGCATTGTAGAATAATGGGTATAGATGAATTTAATGAATGGATTGAGGGTTTGGACCTTCAAACATTAACAGATGAGTTAAAAGAAGAAATAATAACAAAAGTAGGAGAGTTATGTGATGATGCCAGATCAGAAGGCTATTATCAAGCTAAAGATCATATGATTCTTTTTATAGAAAATGATATGTAATGGCACATCCTTGGCAACATGCAAAATCCTCAGCTAAGAAGTTTGGAGGATCTCCTTTAGATTATTTAGAAATCCATAATTGGTTTGATGAAACTAAGGCATGGATTGGGCATAGTAAGCATAGAATGTTCAGACACCACAGTGAAGGAATATTTGAATGTGAGAAAAGATTTGGTATGACTATTACTAACTCTGATGGTAAAGATGTATATGTAAGATATGTAGGAGAACAGCATGTCAAAGAGGATTGCAACGGGTATATTCCTACTGCAAAAGAATGGGTGGATAATATAAATACACCGACAGAATGGATGATTAAAACTTTAAAAATTGAAGACTGATGATTTTTGGTAAAGAAGAAACAAGAAATCTGATTAATATGCTTAAATCTTCAGATGCAGATAATCATATCATGGCATTTGAAAGTTTGAAAAATGTAAAATTTAATAATTACATAGGAGAGATCCTTGTGATATATAAGTATACAGGTCATAATCTTGCTTATTGGCAAGATAACTGTGCACCTGTTTATAAAAAGCTAGTCAAACTACTACCTGAAAAACCATTAACTAGTCCGGCAACATTAAGTTTGATAACGGGACATAATGGTTCTAAAACTTCAATAGAGTTATTTATGGAGTATTTTGTAAGAGACATGACTAAGATGTTGGAACAAATCGGGTACCCAACAGATAGTTTTGAAATTAATATAACCTTGAAAGACAATGGATAAACAGCAAAGTCTTAGTAAAACAAGTAAAGAGCTGATGTTGAAAGAGCCCTATTATGGGTTCTTTCTTATTATGCTAAATAAGCTATGGGATAATAAAAGAGTTCCTACAGCTGGTGTAAGCAAGAATGGTATTAACTATCAACTTACAATCAATTCTGAATTTTGGGAAAGTCTTAGTGAAAATCACAGACTTGGATTATTGAAGCATGAGTTACTACATATTGCTTTTGGACACCTAACTACATTTTTTAAGTTTACAGACAAGAGACTTGCTAATGTAGCTATGGATATGGAAATCAATCAGTATATAGATAAGGAATATCTTCCTGAAGGTGGTATTGATATAGATAACTATACTGATATAGAACTAGATAGAAAAGCCGGTGCTAGATATTATTATGATAAACTGAAACAACTTCAGGATGAAAAAGATAAGAATGGTACCTGTGGTGATTCTGATATGGATCAATTACTAGAAGATATACAAAATGGTAATACACCTGATCATAGTACTTGGGAAGATTTTGAAGATCTTACAGAAGCAGAAAAGAAGTTAATTGAAAAGCAATTACAGAAAGTTCTATCTGATGCTAAAGAACAAACTATCAAGAAACGTGGTACTGTTCCCGGAGAAATTGAAGGTGTTATTGTTGTAGAAGAGATTGTTCCACCTAAATTTGATTGGAGAGGTTTCATTAGAAGATTTACTGGTGTAAGTACAAAAGTATTTACTAAGAAAATTAGAAGAAAAGAGAACCGAAGATTTAGTGACAATCCGGGTCTGAAAGTAAAAATGAGACAACATATGTTGTTAGCCATAGATACATCAGGTTCAGTAAGTGATGATGAACTCCGTGAGTTTATGTCTGAAATCTATCATATCTACAAATGTGGTGTTGATATTACTGTAGTACAATGTGATACAAGTATCAGATCAATTGAACCTTACACAGGTAAATTTGAGATGAAAGCTTATGGTAGAGGTGGGACTGAGTTTGATCCTGTCCTAGAATATTTTAATGAAAACCTCAGAAAATATACAAGCCTGGTGTATTTTACTGACGGTGAATGTTATACATCTGTAAGACCAAAAGGCAATGTTCTTTGGGTCCTGTCAGAAAGATCATATATGAATGACGGTTTACCAGGTAAAGTAATTAAGTTAGAACTATAAAAAAAGAAGTATGAGCCAAGTACAATTGAATGTTGATGAATTAAAGAATTTTATTAAGCACATGGTTAAGAATAACCAGCATATCCAGTCTGAAGGAAAAGTTCCTGTGGCTATTAATATTGAAG